TCACACAAACTTAACAAACGCGTTAAACCCAGCCTTTTTGACTTCGGCATACATAGCGTCCGCGTTTGGCTTCTGCGAGAACGCGCCAATTTCAATGTCAAAAGACACATCTATATCAAACGGCAATGGCGCAACAGCGGCGAAATGTGCCCCGATATTTGCCGCTCCGTCGCCGCAGCCGTCGCCTACCGGGATTGTTTGATTGTTTACTTCAACGGTCAGGCCAAGCGTCATAGGGTCGATATATTCCTGTACACGTTCTAATAGAGTCGATGCAGCGGGTAAACCGTCCGCCCCGATTATTACGCCCATAACTGTGTTTTCTCCGGCGAATAACGGGATAATTCTTGCGCGGCCCACGCCGTCGATTGATTCGCACCATGTTTTATAGTGCTGCCTGTTGCCGTTTTCGGCAGGCCCGGCGATTTTTTCGCGTATGCGTTCCCTGTAGCTTTCTTCGCCCTCAATGTCCGTTCCCGGCTCTATAAGAGAACCAAACTGCGAGACGTCAAGATTTAAGTTTTCCATAAGGACGGCGGGAGTGCCGGATAATATATTGTTGCATAATATGCCTGGGATTTCAGCTTCGAGATATAATTCCCGGTTTTCGTTTTGTTTTAATATAAAATATAATTCTTCTGCGAAAAATCGTTTGCCGGCAGCCGGAATATTTGTACCCTCCCAGTGATATTCATATCTTGCGGGAGTTGCGGAATTCCTGAAGACTTTGTATTCCCAGCCTTTACGGTCAAGATATTCTCCCACGCATTCAGGTGACATCACTATGCATAAATTAAAAGCATGGCGTAAATCGACATAATATTTCTCTAATCCTAAACAAGCCGAGGCAACCGCGTCAAAAAAGATTCCGCCCTGCCGTAAATCTATTTTCGGCGGGGCATTTGCCAAACATTCCGCCATTATATTTTCATAAGTCCTGTCTTCAAACAATTTTCAACGCCTCCTCTATGTTTAATTTCCCGAATATAGTGTCCGCTTCAAATTTTATATAAGCTTCATCATTTTTAAACCCAAAAGAAAAGCCGTACACATCAAGTATACGACTGTCGCATAAAATCGCGTCCCTGACTATTCGCGGCATTTCAGCCTCTGTATATTCGTTTGAAACGTCGTCTGCTATAATAGTCTGCTTGATTTCGCTGCCATATTGATTATCGTAAACCAAACACCGGAAACGCGGAGTAAGCAGGGCTTTTTTTATGTATTGCTCAACAGCTTCTTTTCCGTCGCAGCTGCCTATTGAATAAATACGTCCCCGCTCAAAAACAATTTTATATGTCCGTGACGGCTGTTCTTTAGCCTGTTCTAATTCGGTTATAGGAATCGGAATATATACGCTCATATTAAATTTAATCCTCTTTATCTAAAATATAATATTTTTTACCGCCGTTGAAACTTAAAATATATACTGTGTCGCCGGTTTTCAGCGCATTATAAAATTTCATAGTCGCCTTGTATATATTAAAACCCGAAAGGTCGTGAACATGCGCCCCCTCGTTGTCAGGGTGGCTATGTTTACCCTGCGTATCCGGGTGTTCGTGCGCTCCCTCTGTGTTTGGGTGGCCATGTGAACCGCCGATAAGCTCGTGTTCATGATTTCCGCCGCCGATAGTTTCTTCCGGCGTTATATGCTCATGGCCGCCGCCGCTCAATATATGTTCATGCCCTCCGCTGTCTCCGTGAGGGTGCGTACCCTCGCTGTGAGGGTGTTCGCCGCTTGAACCGTGCGGGTGAGTGCCTTGGCCGGTTTTTGTAGAGCTTTCAAGCGTACCGGCAGATTCGCCCTCGCCGAGGGTTATATCGACTGTCACGGTATAATTCGTCAAATGCTTCGGCAGACAGATATTATTTTTTCTGAGTATAAGTTTTTCATCGTTTAATATTTGAATTTCAAGCGGATTATCTGATATGACTTTTCCTTTGATAATACCCATGCTTTCGGGTATCATTCCCTGAAAAAGTTCTTTTATGCTCGTTTCGTCGCTCATAAAAACCTCATTTATTTTATATATTTTATCTTGCAAATAGGAATTTTTTGGTGTATAATAGATATAGATACTAAAATTTAAAAAGGACATAAAACATGAAAAATAAAAAGATATATATTTCACTAACAATTCTGATTTTATTTTCATTTATCCTGCTAATCTTCTCATGTGAAAATAATTCAGACCCGGTTTCAACTGCCGATGCCACAATGTCGAAAGACGAAATCGTTGCTTTGATTGATAAAAATTTAGATGTCATGATAGAGCATGCTGAATATTTCTCCTATGAAAGCGACTTGATAGACGCACACCCGGACGAATTTGCGGAGATTGTTGCGTTGGGTGAAAACGCATTACCATATCTTGATGAAATTATTAAAAATTCAGAGAATTTTTCACCCCGCAAATCAATAGCCATGTATGCTCAATATGCCACAAAACCCGAACTATACGATCTTGTATTCCCCTCGCCTGATGGAAAATATCTCGTAAAAGCAACTGTTTATTCATTCATGGGAGTAGGTTCTGTTGGAAATTTATACAATGTTTATCTGCTTGACCGCTTAACAGACTCGGTTATTTTTGATTTGAATGATATAGTGATTGGCGTTAAAATAGAATGGTCGCCAGACAGCCGGTATTTCGCTATATCACATCATGTTTCTTGGGTAAGTGCTACCAATGTATTTGATACACAAACCGGAAATTATATTAATCTTCCTCAATTAAATGAGCTAAAAGAAGTCATAAAAGAAACTTTATCAAATTTTTATTGCGATCGCGAATATTTCGATTTTGAAAAATGGATTTCGGATGACACGATAAAAATTAAAGTCTTTTTGAGGATTTACGATGTTGATCAACCCAGAATATTCGACTTTGATGGTTGGTATATATATGATTTAACCGAAGAGAAAATAGCAGATATGGATTATAGTATTGAACAACTGGGCGAGGAGTGATTAAACACTCCCGCCATTCATTATTTTGTATATATCTTTAGCAACATTGCCGCGAGCGACAGCTTTATTAACTCTATCCGAGGGGCTTTCATAATTTACACATAATTCATAACCCGCGGTATACGCAGCATTCTCGGAATTTGTATTTGCATTATTATCTGTCAACCAATTTTGATATATATTTTTATATGCCGCATTATAATATCCTGTTAATTCACGGTCAATTAACATTCCTTCTGCTTTCACCGCTTGGTCGTAAGTTATTGAATCCTTGTTGTTTGTTACTTCTAAGTAGATATCTAATAATGTTAAAGTACGGTCTTCGGTCCATTGGACAGTGCCAAGGCCAAATTTCCCTTGCTGCCATGTACTACTCTTATTCTTTAAATCTAATAAAAGATTTTTGACTGCGGTAAGATTTTTATCAGTTATGTTTTTGTTTGAATATTCATTTAAATAATTAGGTATAAGTCTCAAATATGATTGGACGCTTCCTCCCCAATCCCTTTCAAATTGACCTATATTCCCCTCGTGATGAATGTTAGACATTAATCCTGCAATAAATGCCGGTTCATAACCATATTTCGCCAACTCATGTCCTATCATAACCATAGTTGCTTTTTTAGTTTTATCGACTAAATCAGAATGTTTTATAAGATATGTAGCGTCATTTTCAAATTTATCCAACATATTATCTATCCCATTCGTAACCCCGACCAATGTTTCGTGCAAAGACCATAACGAATAATCGGCAACATAACCTAAACTCTTTAATGTCGATAAATAAGGCGTGTTGTTGTCGTTGATTGCCAAATAATATGAATTGGCAGCTGGAGATCTGTCATAATATTTACGGTTAGCAAGCCAGTAGTAATCCGCGGTAGGTTTTGCTATGAACCAATGCTGACTGCTGTCGTTGGCGGCAGTCGCAGTCCACTTGAGTTCTTTGCCATCGCTTACAGCCAATATTCTGCCTTTATCCTCGCCGTCGGTCATATTTATTATCCTGTAATATGGTTGGTACAGATTTTTATTACGGTCTATTATTTCATAATATGCCGTTTCAATCTTCCATACATGGTTATTATTACTATCGCTTTTATTCTGCTGAGTAATAATTTTGTTGGAATTATCAGCAATCAAATATCTGTTTTCGTATTTCATGCTTTGAATGCTGTAATATTTGCCGCTGGTAATCCCCGGCGGGGCATCGATTTTGACCGTATGTGTTTTTTCCCATACAGCATAAAAATTCACGTCTCTGTTTATATGATAAATACCGCCCGGCATATAAACCGAAGGCCCTTCGGGGCTTATCGCCCAGCCCATGAATCTGTAGCCCTCTCGAACGGGTATCTCGCTGTGCAGCGTCAGCGGAATCCCGTTTATTTTCTTCTGATTAGGGAATATTGTCCTCGCCTCCCTTGATAATATTATATCTCACGGTAACTTCGCTTGCTTCTGTAATCGTATTCTCCTCGTCAGACTGCACTTTATCGCTTATGTCAATTCCCGCTTTCGGCAGCGAAATATCTGTCGCTTTCTCAAGTTTTAAACTCATGCTGTGATAATTTCTGTCAAATGTATGCGTGTCTTCCTCAACGTAATAAGCCTTGGATATATCAAGAGGATCTATTTTAATAAATACGCCGACGCCTGTTATAACGTCCGGCTGCCCTAACGCCGTAACAGGCAAACTCAGCATGGATTTGTTGTTTTCGGCGAGCGTAGTTTTAACGAGTTCGGTTAATTGCCCTGAATTCATATCGTCGTTGATTTGAATAATATCCTGAAATGTGCCTATCTTTTTTTCAAGAGCCGTGTCAGCCGCTTCAGCCAACACAGTACCCTCTTTTGACAATAATTTTATCCGGGTGTTGATTTTCTCGATACTTTTCGCCTGCGAATAATCTATAAGATTAACGCCCGTTTCGATTACCCACTGCAAAATATTTTCGCGCCGTTCTGTTAAATTTATGGTTTCGCCCGTACACATGGGATAATATCGGATTCCTGTCGCTTTGTATGTTATACTCAAAGCATCTGCGATAACGTCCCAAGCCGTAGTCTTGGGCTTAGGCAGTTCCGGTATAATATATCCCGTGTCGGCAATTTTATCGTATGGAATCCCGAAGCGTTTGCAGCAGTCGATAAATATCTCAGACGCTTTTTTGTTTGAGTAATTAAACGTGTCCCTGTTACGCGCAAGCCGTATCCCATTGTCATAAGCCGTAACACTCATAGTTTTCTTTTTGGACTGTTCCTGTTTCATAAACATACCGCGGAACAGCTCTTTGTCTTTCCAGTAAAAAACACACTGGTGTCCTTCCTCAACGTCAATATCGGTTCTGTCGTGTTTATACCCGTCGTCGTCGATAAAACTGACTTGTAAATTCCGGCATGACGAGCCTTTGCGCCCCGACCATTTTATATTAGAAACTAAATTGCTCATGTCGTAAGCCGCCCCGTTTTTTACGACAAGTAATTTTATGTTGTTGGTCATGTTGGCAGCTTGAGAACCTGACCGGGATAAATCAAATTCGGATTTTTGATTATATCCGTGTTCAGATTGTATATATCAATATAGCGGCTGCCGGAACCGAGGTATTTTTTCGCAATATTCCACAGGCAGTCGCCCGAAACAACAGTATAAGTTTTAGGCGGCACGCGGTTATCTGTTCTCTCCGGGGCGGAATTGGACGGGATAACCGCTTTTGAGTTTTCTATTTTTATTTGCCTCGCCGCAACTTCTCTGTATTCTTTTAAGGTTATGCTGTAATATATAGTCCCAACATCGCCTTTTTTCTCTGAAACGGGGAAATCCTCGATTGTGCAAAATAGATTAACAGAAGTACCCGTGATTATAAAATGCACGGGCTTGTCGCTGTTTTTCCATTTTGTGATTTTATCAACAAGAGTTTGCGGCGGGGTGATAGATTTAACCTGAATACCGGGAAACTCAGCCGCGGGGAAAAAGCAACTAAAAGAGATAATAACTGCCGTAGGGTCTTGTTTTACGACAATTTCGCCAAGCCCGGCAACGCTTACGCTTTTATTGCCGCTGCCGTTTTTTATATTTATAACCTCAGGCAAAACTGGGAACTGGATTTTCTCAGTTTCCCCGTTGTATGTAAGCCATAGCTGATATTTAGAAGGCATATAGTATTCCTCATTCTGACAATTTTTAATATTAAATGTTGTTTTATGTAGAAATATATGGTATAATATATTTTACCTGCGGGGCTGAAAGGGGTGAGGATTGTTATAATACAGGAGAATACTCATGTCCATATTCGAAAAAATCAGCGTAATAATACTCGGCACACAAGTCTCAGTGCAAATCATACAATTAATAATTACTTTTATTTCAAAAAGAAATAAAAAATAATAATTAAAGGTACTTAACAATTTAAGCGGCATACTTTGGATAATTTGGGACGGTTATCAGGAGAACAGCCAATCTCCGAAGCCCATAAAATTTTTCCCTAATCCCCTTCAGTATAACCGTTGGGTGAATTATTTCAAAGTATGCTTGACTTTTTTATTTAATTATGTTATAGTATATATGCTGATTGACTTTTGAGAGGGTAAATCCTATATTAATAGTCCATTGTTTGCAGCTTGGCTGGTGCAAACATTCCAGATTAATTGCTCTGGGAGGAAAAAATGAAAAGAAGAAAGGCGTTTTCGTCCAAAGAAGCGTCTTTTTTCTTTCTTTTTATACCGCATATAATCTAAAAATTATACGCTCTGTCCCCCTCTTCAAATACTTCCTGCCGCACTATCTTGATAAACTCCGGCTTGATACGCGGCGCGACAATTTCCCAAACTTCTTCGTCGTTTAAATCCCCGGAAACTTTTATTTCGCCCGTGCCGTTGATGTCTATCGATATTTTCTTCTCGGCATAATCTCTGTTTTCACGAATCTCCCTGCTCGAATATTCAGGATTTTCAGGAACCGGGATATTTAATGGGATTCTGTCGCCCGCATAAAGAATTTTCGCCGTTTCGTCAGCGGGATAAACCGTTTCACCGCCGCTAAAATCAACTAATTCCGGCCCTTTTTCTCCAACGAGCGCAAGCCCCGAATCCGCCCATAATGTACCTGCGGCGTAGCCTTTTACGCTATACAGGATATTTTGTGAAAAGTCATCAAAATTTCCAATTCCTGCGTTTCCGCTTTTTATCGCGTCTCTAAATGCGTCAATATATGCAGTCGCAGTATCTTTTGCCGCTTTTGCCGCTTCGTCTGACATATTCATTTCATCGACAAACGCAGTCAAACGATTTTTCATTTCGTCTATACCGTCATCAAATCCACTCGTCATTTCAGCGACCGTCGCGGCAAAGCTGTCTTTCGCAGATTGCACACCCTCGAATTGTTTGTTAAAATTCTCAACAAATTCAGCGGCTTTTTCCGGGCCTTGTTTGTATAAATTCTGGTATTGCGTCACAATAGCGTCAATATACCCTGCGCTTTCCGCTCCGCCGCCAGATAGCGATTCAACAAGATTTTCGTTTATACCATACCGCGAAGCTTCGCGAATATTATATTCGTATTTCTCAATAAACGCAAGCTGACTTTTCATATTGTCGAGCATTTGCTGTGTAGTCAGATTGCTTTTGGTTGACATTTCGTTAAAAAGCCCTATCGTACCGTCAATGCTTTTGTGCGCCGCTTCGTAGGTTTTGTCGTAATCTTCGATTAATTTCTGCAAATCGTCAGAAACGCCTGAGACAGCCTCATGGACTGCCGTTTCATAGTCAATGACTGCATTCGCCTGTTCAGCCCATGAAGTTTCTATACCGCTCATTACATCGCGGGATTCGTTTAACTGCCCTCTAAGCCTTTTTGTCTCAGAATTTATCGTGTCTATATCCGCCAATAACGAACTGTAATCTAAATCAGGGTTTTCGTTGCGTTGCCTGTAATATTCTTCGCGCATTTTTTGAGATTCTGCGGCGTTTTGATTAATTTGTTCCTGTAATTCAAATTCTTTTAAAAGCGATTCGGCGTATATCTGCTGTTGAACAATTTGCTTTTGTTTATCAGATTCAATTTTCGCCGCCGTTTTCATCGCCTCGGCAGAACGGTTCAACGCTCCTGTCGTTTTATCATACGATAATGCAAGTCCGGGCATTTGAGCGTTAAGTTTATCGGTTATCGCCGACATCTGTAACTGCTCGCCCGAAGTCAGATTTGTTTTATCGGATAAAACCGAAAGTTTAGTTATAAGAAACGAAATGCCGCTTTCTTCAGCATCAATTTTATATAATTGCCCTGTGCGTCCTCGACAAGCGGCTCGTAGACTATACCCGTGACATAATGCGTAACATCGTCAACTTTAAGGATTTTGCCGAGGCTTGAAAAATTCGCCTGACCGTCGTCTGCTTTTGTAATTAAAAATTGCCACTTGTTAGCGGCTTTATCGACCAGCGACACAAAATTTATTTTCGCGTCGCTTATTTCGATTGCTTTATTTATACTGTTGCTCAC